CGACAAGGAGAAGCACGACAAGGCCATGAAGGACAAGAAAGGCCCGGGCAAGGAGAGCTGATAAACGACGACGACAAGACCCGAGCCGCCGGCGCGAAGTGGCGCGAGCAGGACAAGAACAAGACCAAGCCGCGCGAGAACGTCAACGAGCCTAAGAAGTGAACGGCCCCGTTGCTCCGACGTGCCCATGGTGCAACCGGCCCGGGTGCAGCGGCGAGTGCGTCAAGAAGGGCTGATCAATGGGCAAGCACAGCGAGGAAGAGCAGCGACGTCGCGCTGAGCAGGAGGCGGCCAAGGCCGCGCGTCAGAAGCAGGAAGCCGAAGCGGCCAAGGCTCGGCGCGATGAGCAGGCACGGCTCGACAAGGCCCAGTCTGAGATCATCGAGCAGCAGGCTCGGCTCGACAAGAAGAGGAACCGATGAGAGGCCTGTACGAGTCCGGTAGGCCACTGTCGAAGAGCAAGCTCGTCGGTGAGCTGAATCTTCACTGGTGGCGCCGATGAGCACGCAGAAGCGAAGTCTCGAAGGTGACTGGGAGTCGGCTCGGAGGATCGAGCTGCAGCAGGCCAAAGAGGCACGCGAGCGAGCGGCGGCCGAGAACCGGAAGATCGCCGACGAGGCAGAGGCCGAGATGGAGCGACAACGCAAGAACCAGAAATAGCTGATCAGGCAGCTCCCCCACTTCCCCGGGGGAGCTGCTTTCGTGTATGCTGTACTCAAGAGCCGACTCAGGGAGTAGCCGATGACGAGCCCGTTCGAGACAGCATCCAGTGAGGCCGTGGACGATTCCGGCGTGAAGCGCGACCGACAGGGGCGCTACCTCCTGCCCCCGCTCGGGGGAGGGAAAGAGAAAGGCTGGACCCGCGCCACCACCTTCGCAAAGAGCATCAGCGACACGTACGTGCTCAACCAGTGGGGCGCGCGCATGGCCATCAAGGGTCTGGCCATGCGGCCCGACCTGTACGCGCTCACCGCGGCCACGCCGCTCGACGATCGGGAAAAGCTCAACGGCATCGCCGAGCAGTGCAAGGAGGCCGCCGGCGCCAAGGCGGCCGCATCGCACGGCACCGCGCTGCACGCGTTCACCGAGGCGCGCGACCGGGGAGAGGAGATCCCCTCCGGACCGTGGGACGCCGACGTCACCGCGTACGAGGCGCTGGTCGAGGCCGCGGGTCTGGAGTTCTTCCCACACCTGATCGAGCGCATCGTGATCGTCGAGCGGTACGGGGTGGCGGGGACGTTCGACCGGATCGCCCGGCTCAAGCGGGACCTGACGGTCAAGCTGCCCGGTCACAAGAGCCCGATCTGGGTGCGGTCCGGCTCGTACGTGGTGGTCGACCTGAAGACCGGCAAGGATCTCTCGTACGGGATGAACGAGATCGCCATCCAGCTCGCGCTGTACGCCAGTGCCGATGCAATGTGGAACAAGCAGACCGGTCAGTACGAGGAGCTTCCCCCGTATCTGGCCCCGCACATCGCGCTGGTCATTCACTTGCCGGTAGGGCAGGCCAAGGCTGAGTTGATCGCCGTGGACATTACCAAGGGCCACGCAGCCTGTGAACTGTGCGCCGAGGTGCGGGACTGGCGCAAGGTACGCGCGCTGTCCTCGGTCGTGGCCGTGGGGGAGGCGGTGGAGGTGACCGGGCTCGGCAGTGCCACGCCCGCGTTCGCACAGGGCGCCGTCCGTCCTGCCACCTGGGAGGAGCGCATCGGCACGGCCACCAGCAAGGCCGAGCTGTCGGCCATCTGGACCGAGGCCAACGCGGCAAATGCGTGGACGGTCGCGCTGTCGGTGCTCGCGCAGGATCAGCTCGCGAAGTTCGCCACCGCTTAGGGTTGACTTCGGTTGACCGCAGATGTTACAGTAGTTGCAGCACCAAAGAACAACTCCAGAGCCTGAAGCGCGTAGAAGCGGTTGCGACCACGTCCGGTACCCACTCCGGCGCAGGACAGCACAGGACGCCGTTTGGAACCGGACTGCACTTGGGCCGGAAACGAGATCGGATGAGACCACACAGGCTCTGGAGTTGTTCACCAAGATCCCGATCAAGCTCAAGGAGCGACATGACGAACCCGTTCAACTCCCCCGCGTCCGGCGAGAAGGTCATCATCGAGGAGAACCTCGGCGAGCTGTTCATGATCACGCCGAAGTCCATCGAGGGAGACATCAAGACCATCCACGGCGAGACTGACGCGCTCGTGGCTGACGTGGTGATCTTCCGTGACGGCGTCGAGCCCGAGGCGTACATCGGTACCAGGGTCTTTCAGAAGGTGCTGATCGGCTCGCTCAAGGGCTCGATCGGCAAGCCGATGCCGGTGCTCGGCGTGCTCGCCAAGGGCGAGAAAAAGCCCGGCAAGTCCGCCCCGTGGGTCCTCACCGCGCCGAACCAGGCCCAGATCGATCAGGCTCTGGCGTACTACAACACGAACGTCGTCAGCAACCCGTTCGACTAGCAGGACCGGACGGGAAGGCGATCATCTCCCTTCCCGTCTCCCGCCCCGGGCAGACGTGCCCATCAGGCTAAAGTCTCGGATGACCGAGGCGATGAGGTTCAGATCCTCAAGGGGCACAGCGTTCACACCTGATCGTCTGATACCGGGAGCGACTGATCCACCGGTACATCGATCCCCGCCTGCTTGAGAGCCAGGACGAGCGCGGCCTGATACCGCTGCATATCCGTCCGCTGCTGGTTCACGATCTTGTGCGTGTCGCGCGAGATCCGCAGGATGGGCATCAGCGCCGTCACCGCGGTGACGATCGCCGTGATCAGGGTGAACACCGTGGCGAACGCCGTGACAACGCCGGCGAAGCTCGACGGCGTCACGGCTTCCCGTCCCGCGGGTACTCGTAGTCGCCGCACGGGCAGTGCAGCACGCCGCGAGCTTCCTCTAGGGGCTCGCCGTCGAACGGACAGGCCACGGGCCGAGCAGCAGCAAGCTCCCGCTGCTCGGCCTCGTTGCTCTTCCAGATGTTCAAGAGCTGGTCCCAGCTCATGTGTTAGACGGCCTGGGAGTCGTCGTCCGTGAGCCGCTCGATCAGCTCGGCCTTCGATCCGCTGATCGACATGATCGGGGCACCACGCTCGGACCGGGCGCGGTTGCGCTCCAGCACCTCGGCCCGGAGATCCTCGGCCTTCATGCGGTCGTACTGCTCGCGCTTGTTCCGGTTCTCCTCGTCTCGCCGGTCCTGCGAGCCGCTGAGCGCCTCGTTCCGCTCGTCCGACCCCTCAGGGTAGGCGCCAGGCTGGTTCTGCGCGTCGGCCCTCTCAGCGGGCGTGAGGTCGAACTTCTGCCGCCGGCGCTCGTCGTCCGTCAGGCCGTCCGTACCGGTGATCTCGGTCTCTTCCATGAGTCCTCCAAGAAGCAGGGCCGGCCGAGGTGCATCGGCCGGCCCGTCCGTTGTGCCCCTACCGGGGAGGGGCTACGCGTTCAGTGCAGCGGCCACAGAACTGGCTTGCGTCTCCGAGGTGCACTCCGCATACACAGAATACGTGGCTTCCTCGTTCTCCGGCTGAGTGATGCGGATGACCACGTACCTGTCGGGTCCGTGTGTCGCGACGACGAAGGTGGTCACGCGGCCACCAACGTGGCGCCGGCGACGAGCGGTACCCACGTGACGTACCACGTGATGACGCCGTCAGTGCCGGCGGACACCGACTGAATCTTGCCGATCGGGCACGGCGACGGTCCCAGCACAACCCCGTAGCCGATGCTCAGCAGCTTGCGCGGTGCAGTCGTCGTGTCGAGCCCAAACGTCAGGAGCGTACCGGCCACGGTGTCGGTCGTTCCGATGTCGGTCGCTGCGCAGAGATCCTGCGTCGCGCCCGTCGTCGGGGCGATCTGGAGCTTGTATGAGTTGGCGACCGTGATCGCGGTAGTCACCTTGCCGTAGAGCGCGGTGATCAGTACTTCGCCACCGGCGACGACGAACAGATCCACCGTCGTCGCGGCGAGCGTACCTGTCGATTTGCTGATCGGCCCGTTGCCGAGCACGGCCTTCGTGTAGGCCGAGGACTGTCCGAGCGTGGTCATGCGTTCGCCGCCCCGGGGTTGAGCAGGTTCCAGAGCTTCGTGGGCGTGCGCGGGTAGCGCAGACCGTGCACGAAGTACAGGCACACGCCGAGCTGGCTGGTGCTGGTGGTGATCGCCGCGTTCAGCGACACGTGCGTGTAGCCGTCGCCGAGCTGGTCGGCGTCAACCTCGATAACGACGAGCTTCTGCTGAGCGCCGTAGGTGGCACCGACGACGGTAACCTCCGAGGCCTCGGCCTGTGTGACCTTGACCCAGGTCTCATCGTTGTCGAGCAGCGTCTCGGCCTTGATGTAGTACCTGGTCGGCCCGGTGCTCGTGGTGACGCCGGTGGTCGGATCCGAGTCGAGATCCTTCGACGTGCCACCGGTGTAGGCCGTGTGCTGCTGCACGTCGAACACGAGATCCTCGGCACCGCCGGCGCCGGTCGCCACCACGAACGTGATGCCGCTCGCGCCTGCCATGCTGATCCGCTTGCCGGTCGCGCCGTTCGCGGTGTCGATGTCGACCGGGGCCCACCCGACGCCGATATCAAACAACCTGCCAAGAGCAAAGATGCTCACGAACATCCCCTTTCCGGGGTTCTGCCTAGCCACTGTCCATAGTGGACGGTGGTCCAGGAACCGGGGGAGGGAACACGGGAATCCCCTCCCCCGGTGGCTATCAGGTGCGCGTGCCGTTCAGCGTGATGAACGAGGACAGCGACGCGCTGTTGTTCTGCGGCGTGACCGGCCCGAGCAGCCACGGCTGACCGTCGACCCGCTCGATGCAGCGGAACACGGTCTGATCGGAGGTGAACCGGACGTGCGCGCTCGACTCCACCGTCATGGTCTGACGGTCGCCGATCAGGTACATTTTCGGGTCCACCAGGTTGAAATCACCCTGCGAGCCCAGTGCCGCCGGCACCTTCTCCGACATCCGAACCGGGAGCCCGAGCAGCGTGAGCTGCGGCTTGCCGTGCCCGTCGACGAGCCAGACGGCCGAGCCGCCGGTACCGACGCTGAGCGCCATCGTGGCCAGCTGCACGAACGCGTCCGGCGAGACCCACCACTCGGCCGTGTTGATCGACTGAGGGAGGAGCCGGGCGTACATGTCGAGCGCGTTCTCCCACACGATGGTGGATGCGCCCTGACCGGCACGGGCCGCGGCGACGAGCAGCGCCGGGTTGCTGGCGCTCAGCATGCCGAGCGGCTTGCCGACGCCCGAGCCGGAGATGTACGCGAGATCCTCGAACCACGAGATGGCACGGGGGAGGGAGTTGTTGATCCACCCGCCGAACGCACCCCAGTCACGCACCAGCTCATTGCTGGCGACGGCGAGCGCGGCGAGCTTCTTGGCTTCGAGCTTGACCTGCGCGAAGGTGGCCTGCGACTCGGGGATCGTCGCGCCTTCCTCCACCCAGACACCCTGGATGCCGCCGTGCACCGACGTGGTGTGGTCGGTGTCGTCCACCGCCGGGTAGCTGAGCTTGAGGCTGGACATCGGGATGATGGTCGCGGACGGGCGGACCAGCGAGGTTTCCAGCGCGAGCTGCAGGATGTCGGAGCGGAACTCCTCCGGCACCATGTACCCGCCGGAGTCCGGCACCCGCTCACTGAAGGAGTTGGCGATCTCGGCGAGATCGAGCTTGGCACGGGTCTCGGCGTCCGGGCGCGCCCGGTGCCACACGGCCTGGAAGAACTCTGCCTTGTTGGCGAACTTGCCGTTCAGGCCAGCGCCGATCGCGCGGCTGTTGTTGTACACGCCGTCGAACTGGTTCTTCGACGACATGTAGTTGAGGTCGAGCTTGCTGGCGCCGTCGAACGAGCCCTTGTTGTTCTTGATGAACTCCGTGAGTACGGCCTCGTTCTGCACCTTGAGCTGCTCGAAGAGCTCGTCACGCTCGGCGTTCTTGGCGTTCACGTAGCTCTTCAGGTTCTTGGCGAACTCGCCGCTGTTCTGGGCGGCAACGAACTTTTCGGGGGTGTCGAGCCCCTTGACGTAACCCTCCCAGTCAAGGACGGTCTCTGGCTTAGCGGTCATAGACCGATCTCCTTCATTGAGAGCAGGAACGCTGCGACATCGAGTGTCACAGGGGGGTTGGGGGGAGGAACTATCTGATCACTATACGCGGGTGCGTTATCCTTCGGGGCGCGCTGGCGCGGCTCGGCGATACGGTCGGCCAAGCCGGCGTCGACCGCGTCCTGCGCACCGAACCAGGTGCCGTCGCCGCCGTCCGGCCCGTGCATCTGGTCGCGCCAGTACTTCGCCGTCTTGCCGGTCCGGGCCGCGTAGATGTCGGCGATGTTGCCCGACAGATCATCGAGGATCTCGGCGAGCGCGCGCAGGTTGCGAGCGTTGCCGATCGCCAGGCCGTGCGCGTCGTGCACCATCATCCGTGCCCGCTCGGCCATCACGATCTCATCGGCGGCCATCGCGATGAAGCTGGCGCTGCTGGCGGCGAGCCCATCGACGTAAGCGGTCACCTGCCCGTCGTGGCGCTGCAGCGCTTCGAAGATCGCGAGCCCGTCGAAGACTTCGCCGCCCTCGCTGTTCAGGTGCAGGTCGATCGGCCGGCCGTCGAGCGGTTTCAGCTCGCCGACGAAATCCTGAGCGGTCACACCCCACTCGCCGATCATGTCGTACAGGTGCACCTGTGCGGGGCC